AAAGTGTCGCAAGGTCTGGTCTGGATGAACGTAGGCAAGGGCTGCTGCGTCTACTTGCTGCTGTATCACACGAAAGAACTGATCGACCATTGGGATACCCTGTCGATTCTGCTGACGTTCCTGATACTGCCGCACATTGCGACGCGGATTATTGAGGCGAAGTACGGGATTACGCCACGTTCGGAGAATGGAAATGCAAACAAGTGAATCCGGTAAAGCCATAATCCGCAAGCACGAAGGATTGAGGCTTACCGCGTATCAGGATATTGGCGGCGTCTGGACGATTGGCTACGGGCATACGCTAGGCGTTCGCGCCGGCCAGGTCATCAACGGTGACGAAGCCGAATCCATGCTGGAACAGGATTTGGTCGCGGTCGATAAATGCCTGTCGAACAGTGTTCGGGTATCGGTCACGCAGAACCAGTGGGATGCTTTGGCTGATTTCGTGTTTAACCTTGGATGCCATGCACTCGGCGGGTCAACCCTCCTGAAGCTTCTGAACGACGGGAACGACGAAGCGGCATCCGCAGAATTCCCGAAGTGGGATCACGACAACGGGAAGGTAGTCGAAGGACTGCTTGAGCGCAGGATTGAAGAACAGACGCTGTTTAATACTTAGGAGAACACCATGACTGTCATTGAGCAATTGCAAGCCGACCTCGCCGCCGCCAAAGCGGAAGTTAGCAAGATTGAATCCGAAATCGCCGCCCTCCCGTCCAAGTTCCATACCTACCTGTCCGAAGAATGGGCGGAACTGAAAAGTTATTTTTCTTCCAATCCGCCGCCCGCAGCCACTCCTGCGCCTACCGTTGCGCCGGTTGTGCCGCCTGCTGAGTAGATGGTGTCGGCGGCAGGATTCGAACCTGCAATTTGTGCGTCCAGTCAAACGGCATGGCTATCGCACATTCGCCATGTCGCCGCCCGGTTCATGAAATCGGGCTTTCCGGGGATGTCTTCCATTTCCACCACGCCGACAATTCATTTTACTATTTCGGCCAAGATTCTATCAACGATTCTGCGTCGATATTGGCAGCGTCGCCTTCGACAACGATTGCCCTAGCGTCTGATATGAACTGGTCAAGGTCTGCACCGAACTGTCGAAACGCTGCGTCAAACTGCTTCGAGTCGTAACAGACTTTACTACTTCCGGCGGGGGCGGCGGGATTTTCGGTGCTGGCACGGCGACCGGAATAGGTTGACTGGCGCAGCTTGCTAAGAGCAGCGTCGCGAGCATCGTCAGCATCAGCAATTCTTTTCGCATTGTCCAACTCCTTTTGTTTGTTGTCTGCAATGGCCTGCAATCCGGCAATCTTCGTATCGCTCAGAAACTTCGCGTAGACCGCAATATCTTCCGTGTCCTTGTTCTTCCAATGCTCGATTTGGAGATATTGAAAGCCCATGAACAGGAGGGCGCCGAGGACGAGCCAGCGGGTTATGCCGCCTGTTAAAAACGCTAAAAATGGCATGTCATTCCTTTCAGTTCTTCGCTAGTCAGCAGCATTAGGAAACCGCAGCACCTTTTGATGGTCGGTCATCATTTGGCCCAATGTTTAATTTCAAGCTGGTAAATATCAGTCCAGCCTAGTTTTAGTTGGATGCGTTCCCACAATGTCAGCCAATGAATTCCGCCGTAACGCAAGCAAAGCAACGGGCCATCAATGTGTTTCCAGTTAATGTGCGGTTGCGCACCCTCTTGGTATCCAACCTTCATCATTCCCCCTCAGCCTTCATCGCGCGGATGGCGGCGGCACATTTGTTGGAAATAAAGAGGATGCCCAAACCGTTTAATTCTTCGTCCGTTATTTTCATTCCTTCGCACACCTTCGCCGCATCCTCCAGCCATTCATTTCTCCGGCTCAGTCGCTTGTCGGCTAGGGCGGCGAGGATGGCGATAGCGCAGTCGTTAATTATTTCGTCTGTGCAAGCGTAACCAGCAAGCCAGCCGATCTTTTGGCCCGCAATCTCCCGCACCACGGCCATCTGCTCATCGGTTAGGGCGGTCATGGTTTCTCACTCCACTGTGTGCAGTGTTTTGAATATGTGGTTACTGGAACGCCGACCTTACCGCTGTTGACGTAAACGGTTTCCGCCCTTTCAACGGATGCGCTGCATACCCATTCGTCTTTTTTGAGTGAAAACCTTTCTGCTTTACTGTCCGCGTAAATCGCGAACGGTGCTGCGGCAATAAAAATAACGAGAAACACAATTGCGCCGCCGACAAGCCACGGCATAATGTGGTCAAAAGTCCAATCCATAAATCTTTCACCGGTGGTCACGGCGTTATCCTTTCAGTGCTTCGTCAAATTTCATGGCGGCTTTATAAACGCGCTCCTTCGCGGATTGGGTGGTCATAGAAATTGCCAAAAGCAGTCGCGGACAAGTTCGTTAAAATCTTGTCTAGCAGCACCCCAAGCAGCGTGCAAAGCAGCGGCCCTAGCAGCGTCCATAGCAGCGTCCATAGCAGCGGCCTTAGCAGCGGCCCTAGCAGCGTCCATAGCAGCGGCCCAAGCAGCGGCCCTAGCAGCGGCCCTAGAAGCGGCCTTAGCAGCGTCCCAAATTTTTTCGTCGCCGGTCATCAGGTAATCCAGCACAACATCCGGCGCATCGTCGTATAAATGGATGACCGAAAGGGCTTGCATACGAGCGAAATAACGCAACATTTCGGTTGCATCCATTCGCGCCACAATGCGCCGACGAGTGCAGACCAATTTGTCTGATTGCTCGGTCACGATGCCGTCAACATCAACCAAGCAAAGCGTTGATCCGGGCGCGAACTGAAGCGCGTCAAACGGGTCATAACTGGCGTGTAATCCGGTCTGGCAGATTTGAACCGGTACCTTATGCTCAAGCCACGCACCGTTGCGCGGAATGTCCCGACCGCCGCGCAGCTTGTCGCCAACAAAATGCCATGCTCGTTTCATTTCTCATCCTCCAGCGCGGCGAGGGATTGGCGCAACTGCTGCACACACCACAAGGCATCCCCTGCCGGCGGATTCTTGTCGCACCACGCAATCACAGCATTACCAGCCTCGACCAGCGCAGCAATCTCCCGCGCTTTGTTGCAACGATAAAGCGGTTCTTCGCTGTATCCTCTGGATGACCAATAACCGCCGTAATCTTTTGCAGCCCATTGTTCTGGCGAGCATGGAGGATGATTAAACGCATTGACCATCACCCCGTTTTGCATCCATGCCGTCGCTACCGGCTCAAGCATCTTTTCTGACCAGTTCATACATGCCCCCTAGATAATATCTTCGTGCCCCGACGTAGCGCCGTCAAACGGATCTGCGGCAGGCGCCGGTTCAACCACTTTTTCCAAGTTCCGCGGCCGGCGCGTTTTACCGGTCGGCGCAGGGTCCGGTTCCGATACCACCGTTTTTTCTACCACGGGCGCCGGCTGCTCTGGCGGCATGAACATGGGGTCATCAGCCTGCATGACGGATTCCAGATCCGTGCTCATCGGCAGACGCTTGGCAAGCCGGCGCAGCACCGTTTTGCGGCGCATCTCGTCAGCGAACGGACCATTCCACGGGCCGGAGTCTTTTGCGCGGCTCACGTTTCGCACCGCCTGAATCTGCGCCTCTGTCATCACTTCCCGGTAGATGCCGCCGCCCTTGATGTGCGCGATTGCGTAGGCGCCAATGGGCTTGCCGCGTTCGACGCCCAGTGCCGGCCATTTGTGCGTGATCCCCTCGTTGTCGCCAAGCTGGAAATCGAACACGTCGTTTTCGTAGACCACCTGCGCGCTCACCGATTCCAGTTCGCCGGAATTGCGGATTTTCTTGAGGATACCGGCGATCATGGGCATGTATTGCACTGTCGAACCGAACGTGACCAGCGCCGCTTCCCGCCCGTCGCAGAGCAGTCCATCGGCCGCGGATTTCATCGCCGCCTGGTATAGCGACTGGCGATCGGCTTCGAGCAATTTCGGCGTCGCCTGCACCGCCGTCATCAGCACGCGCACGAATTTCTCCGGCGGAACGTGGGGGGGGAGGGCGAGTTTGAATTGCGGCTGCATTTTCGTCAGGTTGCCGCGAACTTCGTCGATTACTGCTAGTTGGGTGGTCATTTGGTTTCCTTTTTCACCCGCGGTTTGCGCGGTTTTGCATTGACTGCGGCCATGACTTTTTGGAGGTCAAGAACGTCAACTGTTTGGCGGTAGCGTTCGATGCGCGTATCTGCCTCGTCATCAATGACAGCCGGTTTAATTTCTGTGACTACTATCTCGAACATTTACTTCTCCTTTTTCTGAGTAACACGAAAATTTCGGAAACCTTCCCTGTGAAACGATATGTCCGCCGGCCCAACCAATCCAGCCGAAACAGTAAACCCGTCCGCCAGCACGCGCTCGGCGTCGCCAATCATCTGCAGAACCTTAGCGCGCGCAACCTGCTTGTCCTCTTTCGCGAGTTTTTCACGGTCGGCGGCGGCTTTATACTGGGCCAACAGTCCAGCCAATTCCGTGTTTCCCTGACCGTTAAATACCTTGCCGACTTCAGCATAATTGTGCAATTTCGCGACGAACTCCGCATCTTCGGGAAATACGGGCGGCGGTTCAATTCCCTGTTCAATCTGCTGCCAGAACTGCCGTATCGCTATCTCAATCGACGAACCGACATCCTGCAGCCGGTCCCGTATCAGCACCCGTGCATCGTTGCCGCCGATCAGCACGCCGATTGCGCCCCAGTCGTATTCCGCCAAGTGTAACTGATGCTGCAACTGGACCTCGATGTGCGGCGGCGCTTCCATGCCTTCCTCGTCGTCAATCCATTTGTCGCGGAATACCAGAAAATCGACGTTCTTGATTTCAAGGATTCCTTTACCGCGCACGGGGCATACGACTTCGTAATCGAACGATGCGCCCATTCTGGCATCAACCAGACGGATGTATTCGGTCATCGCTCGGCACGTCCAGCCTTGATCCTGGCTGATGCCCTGCGCGATGGCGTCCTGCACCCTGCGCCCCCATGCCATGCGCGGATTGTCCGGTATCGTGGTCACGGCGCCCTGTTTTTTCCGGTGCCACAACTCGAATTTGGTCGCATACGGCGATTGGCCGAACAGGGCGGACGATTCTGTGCTCGTAACGTCCTGTGCGCGTAGGGCGTGCCAAACTTGTTCGGATTCGGGGTGGATTATCAGTTTACCCACGCCGCGTCCTCCGTTCAGTCACGATAAACGCCGCAGCCAGCGCCGCGAATATCATCCACGGTTTGAAACGGCGGCGGGTGGGGATGAATGAAAAGCGGTTCATTTTGCAAGTTCCGCGAGCAGCGCGTCGGCGTAATTCACGGCGCATTTCACATCGGTTTCCACGTCAGCGGCCTTGAACTCAATCAGGCCGGCCAGAACATGCGTCGCAATATACGCCCGCAACGACATCCCCTCATGCACAAACTTCGTTCCGGCCGCGACTTCCATTCCGCCGAAACTGATGGGTTCCTTCGTCGGATTGTCAAACTCGCACGGAAACGCCGGACCGCCTTCGTTGCTTTTCATTCCTATCTCCTGTTGATTTGACGAACTTTGATAATTTTTTCCGCCGCTTCTTCCTGCAACCGTTTTTCCGCCTCCGCCTGTTCCTTCCTGATGGCAGCAAACCGTTTGGCGAGATATCCGGGCTTCTTGGTTTCCTCGGCGTTGTGATACTTGAATTTCGGGTCGCGCCAACTCATAACACCTCCGCAGATTTCAGCTTGCCGGTTTCGCCGTCGAAGGTGAGGCGCAGGTTGTCACAAACTTGGTCAAATCTACTGTTAAAAAGTGCTACGCCGTTAATTTCAACGACCCCATACATCACCACATCCGGCTTCGGTTCGGGTTTATTTTTCAGCGCATCGGAAAACACATGGGTTTCGATCATAGAAATGCGCGCTTGCATGTCGGCAAGCATTTTTTGGTAATACCACTTCGATGCGGCGTCTTGGCTCATTTCGTTTCCCTCCATCTCTCTCGATAATCCGTTTCCCGATCGTCTGTTTGATCGTCGTCCATTACGTGCCGCGATTCGTCGTCTTGGCGGCGGTATTCTTCGGGCGTTTCGTGGTCGTCAGCGGGCGTCGGCTCGCTCGAACTCTCGGATGTAGTCGATGCAGGCTTCACTCCATCCGTCGATGTGCGTCCATTGCCCATAGCCGACTCCGTTCTGGTTCGATGCCACGTTGATGACGTAACCTTTGCCATGCGGCGGCGCGATGCCGTCTGCGGTCTGTTCGTCCGTGATGACGATGATGCGGTCGTATTTCATGTTGACCGCCTGCATGTCGATCTGCGTCTGAAATGTCTGCGAAAATCCGTAGTAGGCGGACTGGTAGCGATGCAAACCAGTGGCCGCTTTGCCATGCAGCGCCTCGATTGACGCTGCCAGATGTGTGCCGGAATGAGGTTGACTGTTGTTCATCGCATCACGCAGCGCGAAGCCACGGCGCGGCGCACACTGAATCAGTTTGTCGCTGAACGTGAACACCGCAACGGACTCACAGATTTCTCGCAACAGCACGCCAAGCCCGAATCCCGCGTCCATTCGCGATGCCTGCGACTTGCCCGATACCTTGTCAGCCATCGAACCGGATACATCGACCAGCAGAACGGTATGGCCTGCCAGCTTGTCCTGCGTGCCGAGGCACTTGAACATCAGCGGCTCAAGAATGTCCTCCCATTGCGGAACGAAACGCGCAGCGGTGATGAAGCGAAACGGCAACGCGCGCTCGACGTTCAATTCAGCGGCATAGGCGGCGACCAGCGATTTATCGACGCCGGACTCTGCCATGTTTCGCAGGTTGCGAATGAACGCGAGTGCAAACAATTTTTTCTCGGCCATCAGGCGCTCGAAGGTGGCTTTCTTGTCGGCGCCACCGGACAGCGCGACCTCCCACGTATCGGGCGTCACCAGCGATTTATCGACCAAGCGTTTCCAGATTGCCGCCTGCGCGTCGTCCTTCGGCTTGGCGTGGCTGATGAACAGCACGTCGCGCAATTTCACCGCACCATCGCGGTTGTATTTCGCAAGGTTGTATTCGTCGAATTTGCCGAACGCGCGGGCAAGTCCTTTTTTGACTTGTGCCGAAACTTTCTGGCGACCGTCTTTCCAGTAGATCGCCAAAAACTCCGTCAATTCGTCGGCGCGTTGAATGACTTGCGCGAGCGTGGAAGCGACTAGCGCCTTGTGTTTCGGCAATCGCGCCATCTCGCGCACAATCAGCAGCGGCGCATGACGGAGTTTCATTTTGCCCCGCGCTTCGATTGCGATTGCGGCAACTTTGGCCGGCTCGACTTCGGCGATCAGGCTGGCGATACGCTTGGAAATTTCCTCGCCGGACTCGTAGAACGTGTCCTCCCACAACATGCACGCCATGACGCTGCGGCGCAGTTGCAGTTCAGGATTGATGTGTTGGGCGGTTGCGCCTTCGTGGGTGAATATCGGCGCACGGACGGTATTGATTTTCATACTACCTCCATCTTCGGTTAAAGGTGATCGGGGAACAGACGGTTATGGGGATTTATCTCCCGAAGATGAACCCATACCCTTCGCCACCGAATTTAAAACTAACTCAAACAAAACTACTGCGGGAATAAACGACTACGGAGTATTTTTCAAGAAGTATCCGCAATCTTCGCCACGCATTTCAAACCAAAGGTGGGAACAAGCAGGATTGGCTTTTCATTTAGAAGATGAAACCAAGCCCTTCGCCACACCATGAGCGAATCTTAGCGCCACGTTAAAACGCTTGTCAACAACTTTTTTTTGTGCCAACATGCCGCCATGCTAACACCATCACAACGCAAGGCATTATCTGCCATCGGGCGCATGGGCGGCATAGCCCGCGCTAAGTCCTTGACTAAAAAGAGGCGGCGCGAAATCGCCCGCAAAGCTGGCTCGGCGCCGAAGAAAAAACGCAATGGAGTCCGGCGTGATCCAGCTTAGGGATTATCAAATCGACATGATCGACCGCACCCGCGCCGCACTCAAGCGAGTTAGGGCGGTCGCAATGGTCGCAGCTACGGGTTCAGGTAAAACGAGCATCGCCAGCCGGATGCTGAAAACGTGTTCAGACAAGGGGCATGGCGCATGGTTCCTCTGTCATCGCAGGGAACTCATCACGCAATCCGCCATCACGTTCGCCAAGGCCGGCGTTGATCACGGCATCGTTGCAGCAGGATTCGACGGCGACCGGAAAAAACTGGTGCAGATTTGTTCGGTGCAGACATTGGCGCGCAGATGGCATCTGCTGGAACGCCCGAAACTGATTATCTGGGACGAGGCTCATCACTGCGCCGCGACGACCTACGACACGATTTACAAACAGTTTCCCGATGCAGTGCATATCGGTTTGACCGCATCGCCTGTGCGCTTGGACGGAACCGGACTCGGCGCATGGTTTCAGGAAATTGTTGAAGGTCCGCCCGTGCGCGAGTTGATTGACGCGGGCTACCTGTCCGATTACCGCCTGTTCGCGCCGAAAACGATGGACACTGCGGGCGTGCATACGCGGTATGGGGATTTCGTGAAATCGGAATTGTCAAAAATTGCCGACAAGCCGAAAATCACGGGCGATGCGATTTCGCATTATCGGAAGTATTGCAGTGGCAAGCGTGCGTTGATATTCGCGGTTTCGATTGAACACTCGCTGCATATCGTTCAGCAATTTAACGATGCGGGCATTCGCGCCGAACACGTCGATGGCACGACGCAATCAGGCGAACGCGATGCGATATTCCGGCGATTTACAAAAGGAGAAACCCTTGCGCTATCCAATGTTGAAATTGCGTCCGAAGGCGTCGATATACCTGCCGTCGAAGCCGCAATCCTTTTACGCCCGACGCAATCGCTGGGGATGTATCTGCAGCAGGTCGGACGAGCGTTACGGCCGGCGCCAGGAAAATCTCACGCGATCATCCTCGATCACGCTGGGAACGCTTTCCGTCATGGACTACCTGACGACGTTCGAGAATGGTCATTACTCGGAACACAAACAAAAAAATCGGCTGCCGACCCCGATGACATCAAAGTAAAACAGTGCCCCGTCTGCTATGCCACCGTCGCGGCGTATAAATCGGAGTGCCGTCACTGCGGGCATAAATTCGTTCCGGTCGGCCGCGAGATTGAAACCGTCGAAGGCGAACTGTCGGAAGTGGACATCGAAATGCAGCGCCAAGCTGCGCGAATTGAGCAGGCGAGCGCGCAGTCGTTGGATGAACTGATCCGCATCGGAACATTGCGCGGGTATCGAAACCCTGCTGCTTGGGCAACCCATGTTTGGACTGCGCGGGCGGCGAAGATTAAACAGAGGGCGACAGCATGAGTTCACAACCGGGTTATTTATTTTTGGTCACGGTCATGGTGCGATACTCCGTTACTCCGTGTCCGTTTTTACCAAATGCCCCCTATACGATTACGGAACGAGCACTAAGTGCCGTAGATGCCGCATTTCAAGTGAATCTGCGTTACAGAAAATCGCACGGTTATGAAGATATAGTAACTAACGTGGAGTTAGCAGCATGAACGATTGCACCACCACCCAAGCTATGAGTGGGGCGCGTCCGGCCACGGACGGTAATAACCATAGCAGCGGCAGCACGGAATCCTCCCTAACGAAAACTCCGTGTGATGCCGCACCCATATTCGGATTGCTGTCACAGCCGACAGTGATCCCGCGCAACGCCAGAACGATAAAATTTGACGACACCGGAAAACAGGTTAATCTAGGCGGTCGTCCGATTCGTTCTGTGCATGAAATCGCGGAGAAGCATCGCATCCGAAAAGAATTCCTTGAAAACAGGAAAAAGAACCGGATAAAACATATCAGCGTGCAGTTGAATAAATCAAAGCGGCGCATGAAATTGATCGCGCAGAATTGCGCCAGATGGCAGCGTGAATTGGATGAATTGACGGGGGTGAAAAATGAACATGGAAGTAAGCCCAGCGTATAAGAAGAAAAATAATCAAGGAAAGTGGAAATTTTATTGCCTGATTCACGGATACCACACTGGAAAAAAGTGCATTCATTGCGAAAATTATAGTTTGAAAATGAAACGCGAGTCGGCAAATCTTGGCGACTATTTACCATTACCGGAGTGAAAAAATGCTGGAAAATGATGCGAAGTCGAAGTGGTGCCCGATGGTGAAATCGGTTAATTTTTCATTCGCTCAAGACGGTTCTATTGATGGCGACCCAAAAGAAATGGTCGCGGTATCTGGAATGCCGCACAACAGATTGGTGATAGGGAAACCAAGAGAATCCCATCTTTTAGACGGATTGAATTGCATCGGCTCCGCGTGCATGATGTTCCGCGAAATCAAACAACCCGGCCACACGCACGGTCACGGCGATACGGTCACGAAAACCGAGGAAACGGTGATCGCTGTTTACTGCGGGCTGGCGGGGAAACCGTGACCGATACGAGTTCGGAAGAATTCCGCCACCTGTGCGAAACGTACTACGTCGCCAGAATGGAACCGAACCGGCGCACGGAATACATGAACGGAGTCGAGAAAAAACGCGGGCTAGCGGCGGCGAATCGGTTGCGGAATGATGTGGCGGATATCATTTCAGAACGCGCAGACGTGATATGAAAGAAACCCCCCTCCTGCACCGAATCTCGCTCGCAGTCAGCGACCACGGCGCGCGTCTGTTTCGGAATAATACCGGACAAGGATGGACTGGCGACGCGTACGTTCATCGTGGTCCGCCGCGTCGAATCGAAATCGGCAATGGCGACGTTCTGATTCGCAGGGCGCGACCGCTGCACGCAGGTTTATGTGTCGGCTCGCCCGATCTGGCCGGTTGGCAGCAAATCACGGTAACGCCGGAAATGGTCGGCAAACGAATAGCGATATTCGCAGGCGTCGAGGCGAAAACGGGCAAACTGAAACTCACGGTCGAGCAGCAGGCGTTTCAATCTGCGGTGAATCATGCCGGCGGCGTTGCCATTACCGCGCGCGAGGATACTGACGCCGCGGCTGAGATTAAAATTCAATTCCTGCGGAATCTCGCGGGGCAGTAATTAACGGGGGGATGTATAGAATGCCGACGATCATTGGCAATTGCCTTGATGTTTTGCCGACGCTGGAATCGGGTAGCGTGAATTGCTGCGTGACTTCGCCGCCGTATTGGGGTCTGCGCGACTATGGAAACGCGGCGCAGTTAGGGCTTGAGAAAACGCCGGAAGAATACGTTGCCAAGATGGTGGCCGTGTTCCGCGAGGTTAAGCGCGTTCTGCGGGATGATGGGACGCTGTGGCTGAATCTTGGGGATAGTTATTTCAGCGACACAAAAGGCAGCGGCGGACCAAGCGAAAAACAGGACAGCAACGCCGGTTCACGTTATGAGCCAAAGCGGTTTGAGCATAGCGTTTTGAAGTCGAAAGACCTGTGCGGCATCCCGTGGCGCGTCGCCTTCGCCCTTCAAGCCGATGGCTGGTATCTGCGGCAGGACATCATCTGGCACAAGCCGAACCCGATGCCGGAGTCCGTAACCGACCGTTGCACCAAGAGTCACGAATACATTTTCCTTCTGTCGAAGTCGGAGCGGTATTACTTCGATGCGGCAGCGATTGCCGAGCCGCTGGCCGAAGGCAGTATTGATCGTTTATCGCAGCCAGGCCTTGACGAGCAGGCCGGCAGTGATCGCGTGCCGGGGAAAACGAACGGCAACATGAAGGCGGTCGGCAAGCGTCCGCACGGCATCGTTCGCAATCGGGAACTTGGTTACGACAGTAAAGAAAACGCGCTGCGCGGCAAAACCGGCCTGAATCCTGACGGCATCAGCGAGGGCATGCTGGAATTGCCGCCGGCCACGCGCAACAAGCGCAGCGTCTGGACCGTCACCACCAAGCCGTTCAGCGGCGCGCACTTCGCCACGTTCCCGCCCGACTTGATACAGCCGTGCATTCTTGCGGGCTGTCCTGTCGGCGGCATGGTGCTCGACCCCTTCGGCGGTTCAGGAACGACCGGCCAAGTCGCTGAATCTCTCGGCAGGCAATGGACTCTGATCGAACTCAATCCAGAATACGGGAAATTGATCGTTCAGCGCACTTCTCAAATCGGACTGGAACTGGTGTGATTTACCGACAACAGCAAGTCGAGGCGCACTTATCCTCCGGGCGCGCTGTATTCGTCTGCGCGACCACTGAGGACGCCGACGCACTGATCGCCAAGGGGTGTGTGGCAACGGTCCCGAACGGCGAGTGGCCCCGTATTTTCGACGGGCGGAAAATCATCGCGGTCGGCAAACCGGATTTTTCGGCCAGTATCCAAGTCATTCTGTCGGAAATGGGCGCCGACGTGGTGCGGCTGGACCCGAAAATCGCCGCCGAATCCGATCGGGCTGGTATCTTGGCTGAGGTACAGCGGCTTTTTAGCGCGCCGCGGGAACCTGCATCACCGCCAGCGCCGGCAACCCCAGAACCATCGCCAGAACCCGAATCAATCAATCCTGACACGCTTTCCGATCGGGATTTCGACGACTGGTGGACCAATATCAGCGACGATGCGCGCGCGGCACTGCCCGCCAAGGACAGAAAACGCTATATCGCCCGGAAAAAGAAACTCGCCCCGTGGGTCATGGATACGCCGCCCAAGGAGCCCCGTAAACGCGGCCGGCCGGCGCAATCCGCCCCACAATCCTCCCCCAATGAACCGGAACACATGCCGGCCGAGTCAGAAACCCCGTCAGACGCCCCGATAGCGCGCGCATACGGCTCGCTGGCAGCACGCTGGGCGGAATTGGGGCTATCCTGCGCCAGTAACGGCACGCCGCACGCCAACGCCAGCAACGCGCTGTACGTCCTGCAGCGCGACCCTTCCCTGCTTGGACAGGTCTGGTATGACACGTTTCTGCAGCGTATCCAGACCGATACCGCCGCCCCGCGCGAGTGGAACGACGGCGACGACATCCGGTTGATGATTTACATGCAGCGGGATCTCGCGATTCACCGCATGTCCGTCGAAACGGTGCGATCGGCGGTCATTCACATGGCGCAGAACGATAAACGGAACTGCCTGCAGGAAACGCTTGCCCAGCTTCCGCTCTGGGATAACACGCAGCGGCTGGCGACATTCTTCCACGACGCATTCGGCGCCAAAAACAACGCCTATACGCAAGCGGTCGGGCAGAATTTCTGGAAAATGCTCGTAGCCCGCGCCATGCGTCCGGGATGCAAGGTCGATAATATGGTCGTGCTCGAAGGCGCCCAAGGGTTAGGCAAATCGCAAGCCTGTTTTGCCATCGTCGGCAAGGATTTCTTCAGCGAGGCACACGAACAGATCGACAACAAGGACTTCTTTATTGCACTGCAAGGTAAATGGCTGGTTGAAGTCACTGAAATGGACGCGTTTTCCAAGGCCGGCATCACGAAAGTCAAGCAAGTCGTCACCTGTAAAGTCGATCGCTACCGCACGCCCTACGGTAAACACGCCGAGGACCATCCGCGGCAGTCCGTATTCATCGGCACCACGAATAAAGACGATTGGAACCGCGACGACACGGGAGCGCGTCGATTCTGGCCGATCCGCTGCACAGACATCAACCTGGATTACATCCGGCAGAACCGGAACCAGTTATTCGCCGAGGCGATCTACCGGCTGAAACAGGGCGAGGATTGGCACTCGATGCCGAGTCTGGAAACGAAAGCCGAGCAGCGCGAACGCTACACCGATGACCCGTGGGCGGCGTCGACAATGGAATACCTGGTCGGCAAGAACGACGTGACGACGCAGGAAATTCTGGACGACGCGGTTAAATTGCCCACCAACCGGCAGCAGCGACCGGACGTGTCCCGAATCGTGGCGATTCTCCGCATGGCTGGCTGGGTCAAGGGCGCACAGCAGCGTCGAAATGGGGTCGTGCGGAATATCTGGGTGCGCCCCGTGGATAAACCCGAATCCTGACAGAGTTCCCGTGATGGGCCCGTTGAAAATCTTGGGGTGAAAAACGGGATTCTCCGAAATTCCGCGATACTCCGAAACGCCGTTTATGGGTAAAAATTCCGTGATGGGACGAAAATCCACCGGATAATTTGCCCCCGAAAATTGCCGAATCTTTTAAAAAGTTCCGTCATGTGAGGGCGCGCGGATCTGGGGTGGAAAATCGAGTCGGCGCCGGGTCACTGAATAACCCTCCCTGCCGCCAGTAATCCGGGCGCATCATCGACACCGGGCGCCGATCGCGCAGCGCGTCAACGTAGGCCAGCATCCAAGCCGAACATCGGCGAGCGTGCGCCCAGTCTACCGGCGGAATGTGAACCGGGCGCACTGCAGCGCGCAGAGGCGGACCGCGGCCGCGCACGTCAGGACTCCATCAGTGAGCGGTAAACGCGCCCAGTCTTGCGCCAGATACAGGCGTAACCCCGTGGGGCATACCATAGGAACCGTTCATAGACGCGGCGCAGGCTGTCAGAGTGGAACATCATGCGGCCGGCATCGTCGCAAATCATGTAGTGCGGTCTGGGCGTCACCATACGATTTTTGCCGGTTTAACAACCATCAAAGCTAGATCAATTGCAGCCCTGTATTGCTTGGCGTAATCGTTATCACCATGAGTTTCTGATACCGCACGCAAAAACTTTTCGACCGAATCCGAAAAACACCCTGTCGTTACGCGGATTACTATTTTTGCGTCCGCATGAATGGTGAGCGTTGCGCGACGGGAACCAAGCGGGCCGACAAGCATCAAATCCGCATTGCCGGAGACCCGCGCATTGCCGGAGACCTGCGCATCGCCGGAGACCCACGCATTGCCGGAGACCCACGCATCGCCGTAGACCCACGCATTGCCGGAGACCCGCGCATTGCCGGAGACCTGCGCATTGCCGGAGACCCGCGCATTGCCGTAGACCCACGCATCGCCGGAGACCAGCGCATTGCCGGAGA